GAAGGTCAAGAAAAATACAGAGCATTGTATGATATTATCGAAATGCAGATTCAAGACCAATTAGAAGAATTTGTTTCACCATTAATTTAAAACCAAATAAAACAATGAAAGACCAAACAATTAAGCAGTACTCTAACATGATAGACTTTTGCGAAACAACACTTAGAGAACATTGGGGAATGGGTGCAGACCCTGCAAAACTTATCGGATTAGCAGAGGAAATCGGAATGCAAGATTTAGCAGACGAATTTAGACAGCAATTGAAAGAGGAAAAGGAAGAACAAAGAGAAATTCAAGCCTATCATGAGCCGACTTTAAAAACATTCTCAAACCACTAACCAAACAAACCAATGAACAACTTGACCAAACGATTAGACCGTATTCTAAGACTGCGAAACATGGCAATTGAAGATAGGAATTTTGCCAAAAAGTATCAGGCCGAAAGATTAATCAGGGTACTGACAAATAAAATCAATTCATTAAGTCACTTTTCAATCAACTGATATGACACGCGAAGAATTAGACGAAAAACTAAAACACATGGAACAAGAGTTCTATGACACAAAAAAACAAGTAATTAAAAAGTTTTGTTTTGAAAACAACCCTTATAAAATTGGCGACATTATCACAAACGGAACTGATATAATAAGCATTGATAAAATTATGTATTCATCAGTAAATAAATCTTGCGTATATCAAGGGAGGGTTTTAACTAAAAAATTAGAACCGACTAAAATAAAAAAGGTTCAAATAATTTCACAATTTTACGTTACCAAAAAGTTAAACTAATGTCACACTTAGACCAATACAAAACCGACTTAGCATGGGAGTTGACAATAGATAAGACGTTAAACCATGAAGCAATTACACAGCGATTAGATACGCTTGTAGAACTTGCAAAAAATGCTGGTAAAATGGAACTAAATCCTAAATACCCTGATTTTAAAATTGATACTTATAATCCTTTAATAAAATAAAAATGGAATTAACAATTAATATTCAAGTTTCAGGTGATTACACTGAAGAAGATGTAAGACAATATTTACTATTCTGCATGGGGTTTGGAAGTTGCCCACAAGAAAACCCATTTATTGATGAAGATTCTGATGCTGAAATTTCTGATGTGGAATTTGTCTAAAAACAAAAAAGCCACCCGAAAGCAGCTTTTTTGACCAAACAATTATTAGTATGACCTGAACAATTGAGTCACAAAGATAATTGAAGATTTATTTTTTTATTCAAATGTGAATAAGTAATATTGAAAACCAAACAAAAACGATATGAGCGAACAAAAAAAAGGAACGCATTGGCGCAAACTTAGAAATGAAAAGTATTTAGGCGCATGGGATTTTGAACATGGAAAAGAATATAAATTCTTAATCAGTAAAGTTCAATCCGAAAAAATACCAAGTAGAACGGGAGGCGAAGATTTAAGACCCGTTATTTACACATCAACATCACCAAAAGGAATAGTATTGAATGTTACTAATGCTAAAATGGTTGAGATTCTTTATGGTAGTGAGATTGAAAATTGGTCAAATAAGACCGTAATTGTAACAATCAGAAAAGAAAAAGTTAAGGGCGAAATGATTGATGTTATTAGACTATTAAACAAATTGCCATGATTAACAGACACGACCAAATAGATGCACTACCTTTTAGATGCCACGCTTTAGGGGATTTAATGGGAGTTAAAGGATTAGGAGATACGGGGCGTAAACGTGCAATTTGGACATATATTGAAATGACAACGGGGCGAACTAAGGAAATAAAATCTAAGTATCTCGAAAAGGGTATTCACAACGAAACAGAAGCAATCAAATTAGCTAACCGAGTATTAGGCACTAAGTTCATAAAAAACAACGTAAGGATGTTTAATGAATATATCACGGGCGAATGTGACTCACAAGATGATGATATAGTAGCAGACTTTAAAAACTCATGGGATATTTTCACATTTAACGAAGCACAAGTAAAGTTAAATACAGATTATGAGTGGCAAGGTCGCGGATACATGGAACTATACAACAAACCTAAATTTTGGTTAATATATTGCCTAACAGATTCCCCAAGTTACTTAGTAGAAAATGAACTTAAAAAGTTGATGAATGAAAACGGAGACATTTATGATGTAGAAAGAGCCTACCAAGTCATTACTAATATGGTTTATACTAAAAAAGCTTTTCAAGATATTGTAGAAAGTCAATTTGTATTTACCCGTAATCCTGAAATCGAAAGTCAATTTATAGAGATACCTGAAAAGGATAGAGTATTTGTTTATAAAGTTGACCGCGACAAAACAAAAACAGACTTATGTTACTCAAGAATCAAAGAAGCAAGACAATTTTTAAAAACTAAATTTTAATAAAATATGAGCGTAAATTCATGGATTTTCTCGGGTACATTAGGCCAAAATTCTGAGGTCAGAGAAACACAAAACAACAAAGTGCTTTCCTTTTCAGTTGCAATTGATGAAAGTTACAAAGATTCAAGCGGTAATAAAGTAGAAAAAACAGCATGGATAAAGTGCAGTAAGTTTTTCAAGAAAGAAAAATCAACTAAAATAACCGAGTACTTAATTAAAGGTACTCGCGTTGTAATTCAAGGCAAACCAAACGCCACAACTTACAATGATAAAGCTAGTCAAGAATGCATAGTTGATAGGATTGATATTATTTACACACCAAAAGCACCATTCTAATGCACAAAATAAAAATAATCGGCGCAAAGTGTGAATTAATCACTCCCGAAAATAAAATAATCAAATTTGGCGACTTGTATAATATGGTATTTTACATCAAAAAACACAATATCCAAATTTTAAACCCTGAAATATTACCCGATTCGTTTAGGGAATTATTAGACAATTAAAATCATTGGGCTAAATCCTTTACTCCAGCAAAGTAGGCTTTTATGTGGAATTACGTAATAAACATAATTAACTAACATCGTTTAGGCACTGATAAGTATTGCGATTTAGCCCTTTAAACCAAACAATAACATGGTACAACAGACAAATGAAGATTACATATTCTTTACGATTGTTAGGATAGTATTTGAACATACTAAAATAACTTATGAAGAAATGAAACGTAAAACACGTAAACGTGAAATAGTACAAGCTAAGCAAATTGCAATTAGTTTAATAAGGGCTAACACAAAGTTAAGTCTTAAATCAATTGGGATTAGATTTGGCGGTTTGGATCATAGTACGTGCATTCATGCTTGCAATACTATTGAAGATTTACGAATAGACAAAAGATTCAATCACGAATACGAAACAATTAGGGAAGCGGTTTTAAAACAGATTCAACCAAGAATAACACCCTCAAAGATTAAGTTCGAAATGAAACGAATTAATTTGATTAGAAAGTACAATTCAGTCCCTTGTCACGAATTAGCAACAAAACTACTCACACATGAAATTAACTAAAAAGAAAAAAGCCTACATAGCATCGGCAGCGGTTCGAGATATTCAGATTCTAAGTGTTGCAATGCTTCAATATAAGTCAATATTAACCGAACTAAAACCATTTATAAGGGATGTATTAGGCGAAGATGCAACAAAAAGTCTATACAATGGCTTAGCTAATTTGAACCACGTTAACATAACTTTAAATGATATTTACAAAATGAATCGACAAGCTGAAAAATATCTGGGTGATGCAAACGGATTGACTCACATTGAAGAAATTAGCAGTCAAGTATTAGACGAATTGAAAAATATAATTGCAAAGTATAAAGTTTAAACTTATTATTGAAAACCAAACAATTTAAAAATGATACAACAAACTTATGCGGAGTTTTTAGACTCCAAACGCCACACAATAGGCGAATTTGGATTCGAACCTAATTTTATACCTGACATTGCTTTTGATTTCCAAAAACACATTATTGAGAAATCTATTAAAAAGGGACGTATTGCAAACTTTGTCGACACTGGTTTAGGCAAAACACTTATTCAACTTTCAATAGCAAAAAACATCATTCAGCATACTAATAAAAAGGTATTAATACTTACACCTTTAGCAGTTGCGTTTCAATTTATTTTAGAAGCTGAAAAAATAGGAGTTGATGATATTGAATACTGCAAAGACGGCAAACACACTAAAAAAATAGTTATCTGTAATTATGAGCGATTACATTATTTTGATAGTTCTGATTTTGTAGGGGTTATTTTGGATGAAAGTTCAATCTTAAAAAACTTTGACGGTAAAATTAAATGGAATGTAACAGAATTTGTAAAGAAAATACCATACAGATTTTTAAGCACAGCAACCCCCGCACCAAATGATTATATTGAATTTGGAACAAGTAGCGAAGCATTAGGGTATTTGCCTTATATGGATATGATTACAAGGTTTTTTGCAAACAATGAGAATAATATAAGGCCTCAAGATATTGGCACGAAATGGTATCTAAAACCTCATGCAAAGAATGATTTTTTTAGTTGGCTTAATCAATGGAGTTTATCAATTAAAAAGCCGTCTGATTTAGGATTTGACGATACAAGATACTTTTTACCTAAACTGAATGAAAATATACACTACGTTAAAAATAATTCAAATTGGGTTATTGACGGCCAAATGAAACTTTATAACGGACTTGCAAAAACAATGAGCGAAGTTAGAGAGGAACAGAAGCAAACAATCAAAGAAAGATGCGAAAAGGCTTTTGAATTAGCAAAAGATAAGACCTCAGTTTATTGGTGCAATTTCAATGATGAAGGTGATTTACTTGATGAAATGGATAGCGAAGCGATACAACTAAAAGGGGGCATGACACTTGAAAAGAAAGAGGAAATATTATTAGCTTTTGCAAATGGTCAAATTAAGCGATTAATAACTAAGCCAAAAATTAGTTCATTCGGATTAAATTGGCAGCATTGCAATCATTCAGTTTACTTTCCTACATGGAGTTATGAACAATATTACCAAGCTGTTAGAAGGTTTTGGAGATTTGGTCAAAAAAGCGAAGTAAACATAGAATTAGTTTTATCTGATGGGCAAAAAAGAGTTATTGACACTTTGTTATACAAGACAAATAAAGCTATTGAGTTCAACCAATTAATTCAAAAAAACATTAATACAGCCGTTGACTTATCAACAAAAGAATTTACAAAACCAATTACAAAACCAAACTTTTTATAACATGAAAAATCTAATCAAAGACGAAACAATTACAGACAATTACGCAATTTACAACGGAGATTGTATAGACGTATTGAACACCATTCCTGATGATAGCGTTGACTTATCAATTTACTCACCACCATTTGCAGGACTTTATAATTATTCAAGTTCAGAAAGGGATTTTAGTAATTGCAATACAAAAGAGGATTTCTTAAAACAATATGAGTATTTGGTTAAAGAAATGGCAAGAGTAACTAAATCGGGGAGAATAAATGCGGTTCATTGTCAAGATATTTTGACCGATACAACTAAGCACATTTTGTATGATTTCCCTCATGATATTATTGAACTTCATAAAAAATACGGATTTAGTTTTCATAATCGAATTACCATTTGGAAAGAGCCTTTAGAAGTTAGGATGCGTACAATGGTTAGAAGTTTGATGCACAAAAATATTGCAGAAGATTCAACTATGTGTTTTACTGCTATTCCTGATTATGTTTTAATCTTTAAAAAGATTGGCGAAAATAAAACCAAAGTAACAAACCCAAAAGGATTTAAACGATATTATGGTGAAACACCATTATTGCCAGCTATGGAGAAAAAATACGGTAAATGGGAACATATCGTGTCAAAACATAAAGACGATAACAACCTTGATGATAATCATTTGACAAATAAATTAAGTCAAATCATTTGGCAAAGATACGCTTCAAGCGTTTGGGATGACATTCGAAACGATAATGTATTACCTTTTCACGACAGCCGAGAAGAAGATGATGAAAAGCACGTTCACCCGCTTCAATTAGACGTGATTGATAGGTTGGTTGAATTATATTCTAATCCTGATGAAGTCGTACTAACTCCATTTATGGGGGTAGGTAGTGAAGTTTTTAGCCCTGTTTCATTAGGACGTAAAGCAATCGGAATTGAATTAAAAGATTCTTATTATAAGCAAGCTATTTTAAATTTAAAGGAAGCTAAAACAAGATTCGCGGCTCAAGATTTACAAACTTCATTATTCTAACACATGAGAAACACACAAAAATCGGCTATTATTAAGCTACTAAAACAAAGATATGTAAGCACTTGGGACGCATTCGAATTGTTAGGATGCACTAAGTTAGGCACAAGAGTTTCCGAGTTGATACAATCGGGCAAGTACGAGATTTCAAAGCGTGACAAAAAAGTTACTACTCGATACGGTGCTAAAGTTGTAGTTAAGCAATACAAGATAATTAGGGAACATGAAACCAAAAAAGTGTAAGACTTGCAAATCCGAATTTGAGCCAATTAAACCGATTCAACCGAGATGCGTAAATTGTACTATTGAATTTGCTCGAATTTCAGTCACTAAGCAACGAAACCAAAATAAGCGATTAGAGCGTGAAAAGTTGAAAAGTGGATTAATGACTAAAGGAGATTACGAAAAGGCACTACAAGTTAAAATTAACTACATGGTTAGGCTAATTGATGAAGGTTGTAATTGTATCGGATGCAATAAACCTAAAAAGCTGGAGGCAGGTCACTTCGCTGCCAGGAGTTCACACCCTTACATCAAGTTTCATTTAATGAACGAATTTGGAGAATGCAAGTTTTGTAACAACTATAAGAGTTCAAAAAGTGATTACGTTGACGGATTAATTAGAGAATTTGGTCAAGATATATTCGACTATATTACTGGACTTAAATTGGAATGGAAAGACTTATCATGGGAGATTCACGAACTTAAAGATTGGATTAAAAAAAGTAACGAGTGTATCAAGTTTATTGAAGCGTTCAAATCTGACAAACAACTACCTTTGAATAATTCAGACCGTATTTTGTTAAGGGTTCAAGTAAACGAGTTAATGGGAATTTATAAGTAAAAAAACAATGGACGAAAGAGATTACAAAGCAATGAACAAAGACATGAAAAGCGAAAACATATTTAAACAAGCAGTCGACAAGTTCGGAGTCGAAAACCAACTTTTAAAATTAGTTGAAGAAATGGCAGAACTTACTCAGGCAATTATCAAAAGAAGATTGAATCCTGATGAACCTAAATATCTTAACAATATGTTAGAGGAAGTTGCAGACGTAAATATACTGTTGTTTCAAATTACATATTCAGATTTAATGGAAAGTGAAATTGCGAAAGACTTATTTAATATGCACTATAAACGCAAGTTAAACCGACTTGAATCATTGTTAAAAACTTCTGAAAAAACTAAGGTAGATAATTAGTAATATTGTATTGGGTTGCTCAGGCATGGGCGTAAAAGGTAAACCGACACCTTCCCCAATATTTTTTAAGTCGGTACAATTAAGTCGGTAATATGAAAAAAGAATCGTTTTTGATTTTTAAGGCTTTTTATGAGCCTATTAAAGAATTGTCTAATGAAGATTTAGGGCAATTATTCAGGTCAATATTTGAGTATCAAATAAATGATATTGAACCACCTAATACAAGTAGAATATACATGGCGTTTTTATTCTTTAAAAATCAATTTAGACTTGATGAAATAAAGTATAATGCAAAGGTAGAAGTCAATAAAAACAATGGCTCAAAGGGTGGTAGACCAAAGAAAACCGAAATAAGCGAAGATAACCCAAATAACCCAATGGGTTTTTCAGAACCCAAAAAAGCCGATAATGATAAAGATAATGTAAATGATAATGTAATAAAGGATATATCTAAAACTACTTTAGAAGATTGTGAAAAATTGTTTTTAGATAAGACCGCTTTTAATTGGACAGATTCATTTGCAAGAAAAGAAGCTGAAAAGTTTTATAACTTCTATTGCTCTAATGGTTGGAAAATTGGTAAAAACACTATGAAAAGTTTAACTCATGCTATTGGAGGTTGGATTAGTAGGGTTGATAAACCTGAAACAATTGAGAAACCTAAACAAAAAGTAATTATTTGGTAATGGCTAAAATAATTGAATTAGATTCTAAGATTCAAGATAAGATATTTTGGAATCAAAAAAACGGACAACAAGCAGGATTTAAAATTGGTTTCCCTGCATTAGACGAGTTAATTTCATTCAAAGAAAAAAGAACTTCAATAATTTACGGACGACCAACAGACGGTAAATCTCAACTACTTATTCAAATACTTTGCGGATTAGCTACTAAACACAATAAAAAAGCCTTAATCTATTCACCTGAAACAGGTGACGTTGACGAAATTTACATGGAAATAATTTCATGCCTAACTGGTAAAAGTTTTTTAAGCTATTCATTAAATTACAAGATAACCGAAAAGGAACTTTATAATGTCATTCCTTACGTTAAAGATATGTTTAAGGTTGTAGAACTTGATGAAAAGGAATTCAACTTAGATTCATGGTTAGAATTGACTGAGGAAGCTATAAAAGATTACGACATATTTTCATCGAGTGCCGACA